AAGTTGAATATGAACTCGAATCTATTGAAGTGCCTGCACTATTGTAAACATTTACATCAACTATAAATATCTCATTGCTTAAATCAAAGAAGGTTAAGAATCTTTGCTGATTTATTCTAATCTTTTCACGATATGAGTTATCGTTTAAGCTAACTTTATTAGTTGTCTTTAATTGTTTGCCAGGACTAAATGCAGTTTTAGTCCAATCCAAGAAGTCAAATATAGCATTGCTTCCTAACTTAGGGCTGCCACTTGTTCCAAACTGAGTTTGATTCGCATAGATAACAGGCACTCCGCTTGCATTGTCGTATATCTCGCCTAGTTGCAACCAATATCTAGCCTGTGAATTAACGCAAGGCACTATATCTGTGGAGTTGAATCCGCCAAAGTCAAACGTAACGTAGTTCTTAACTATGTCTGCAACGTTTATTTGAACAGTTCCCACTAGTGGCTGCTTAGGTAAAGTTAGCCTAGTTACAGGGTTGCTTTGTCCGCTTACGTTTACATCGCATAGGAACTGGTAATTAGGCTGCGTACTATTCCCGCCACTTACGCCAATCACTATTTCATTAAATAAGTTTTGCCAATTATTAGGGCTTTCTATTATTGTTATCATCTTGTCAAGTTTATCTCTACACTTACTATTATCTGCTTGCCGAACTTCTCCGCTATTGCATTACTCATTCTAGTTACCTCTGTATCACTTATGGCGGTGTCTATAAAATAGGTCGGTTTCAATCCGTTCTGCTTTATTCCAAACGCAATCGCAGTGGCTCGTTTTCTTTTCTCATCTATCTGGACCTTTGCCCTTGCTCTTTTGGTTAGGTTTCTAGTTTGGCTATATCTCGTGTCTAGTGGAATACCTTTTTTAGTAATCCACCTCATTAAGTTGTCGACCATTGGCTTACTTGGGAATCTAGTCCTAAAACTATAAATTGAGCCGTGCTTAGTCCTTAATCCATTTACCCCACTATTTACAAAGAAGGCATAATTATTACCTTCGATAGCTACATAGTATTCATTGCCTGCCACGCTCACAGGCATAGCAACAATAGACTGCTTCAACTCTGAATCCCTTAAGTCTACTTGGTCTAGGTTACTCTTTAACGCCTCGCTGAGTTCATTAGCCACGTTGAACAATGACCGCCCAATAAAGGTGTCAAACTTAATGTCTTCAATAGGAACGTAATCTTCACCTATCGAACCTAGAAGTGCCTCATAGTTTACGCTCATTGTCTTCTCTGTCTATTTGGTAACATATTAAGTTTAAAAATTCAATCACGTTCATTTTAAAGAAGTATTCCCACTTTGTAGCATCTCTATTTGCGAGGTTATCGATTGTAACGATATATCCCCATTTGGATTCAAATCCTTTACTATCGCTTCCACTTCCGCCTCCAAAGAGGTTCTTATATGAATAGATAATTCTCGTAAGACCTTGCAAAAAAAAACCAACAATGGTTGCGCATCTTTCATTGTCATCTTCTCAAACACTAGGTCGCTTATTTCTTTGTGTGCTTTGCCATCGTATGCTGCCACCTTTCCAAATCGCCAAGTCATAGGCTTAAGGAATACCGCTATAAACTTGTGTAACTCCTTTTCTGCTACCTTGCTAAATGCTGAGGCATCAATAAACTGGTCGGTTGTTATCTTCATTATGTCCATGTCAACTGCAAACCACTTACCGCTAATCTTTATTTTTTTTTTAATCTTGTATCCGCTCAAGTTATCCTCAATAGCTTTTAAACGCTCTACGTAATCCATAAAGATAGTATGAGGCAAAGCCTTTATTGATTCGATTGGTTGCCTTAAAACGATTGATACACGCCTCTGTAAGTATTCTAATTCAGATTCATAAGGCATCTGTGCCAATGTGCTAACGTATTCCTTGATGGTTATTTCTTTGAACTCACGCTCCATAGTATTAAATATATTATTTTAGTTTTGTGTAATTGTTTTTTTAAGTTATTGATTATGCTCGCATTATGGTATACTTGCCAGAGTTTTTCTCTTGAAGTTTCATTAGTGCAAGATACCTAGTTGCATCTATTAAGTGATTATTAAAATCGATTGGTTCATTCAGCGTGTGACCTGCTTTGTCTATCTTCCACTTGTAAGTCCTAAACTCTCTAAGCAGATTTGAACCGATTAGGTTTAGCTTGTAACGCCTTAGAATATCAATAGAGTTGATAATCGAATCTTTGCCTTTTGCAGTTGGTTTAATATTGTAACCAAGTCGATAAACTTCCTCAATACTTTTAGGCTCGGCACTATCTGCAAATATCTCATCTCTACGTTCTACACCGATGTTCCTTAACTTGTCTGCTACGTCTTGGTTAGTAAGTCCTCTTTCGTAAAGTTCCTCCCTAATGTAGAGTTCTTGGTTATACTTGTAAAACGAAACTACTGCAGTAGGGTCATTACTAAAACCCCAATCTAAACCGTATCCGATGAACGTAGCATCTTGTGGAACTTGATAGCCCTCAGTAAAATTATTAAAGACTAAACCTTTTAGCTGCCCTCTTTGACCTAAACCGAATATTTTCCAATACTCAGGGTCGGCACTCTCTAATTGTTCAATCTCTTTTTTAAGCGATTCTGGTAAGTGTGGGTTATCCTTATAGGTTGTGATTAGTAGTTTTGCATCCTCTCTAGGAATCACTTGTTCATAAATCCAATGCTCAAAGTCCGATGGGTTGTAATCAATTATTACTTTGCCTGTGGTTCTTAGTAGCAACTGCCGCCAATCTTCAAGTTCTAGTTCGTTGGCTTCATTCGCAAATAGGATATCACGCTTACGCCCTCTTATCTTGCTGGCATCATCTACACTAAAGAACTCGATTAGGTTGTCATTAAGCAGGTAAGTGTTCTCGGTTTTGTTGTGGTTAGCCTCATTGTATAGTTCAGCCTCCTTTAATATATCGAAGAAGTCACGCATTGAGGATGCCTTTAACGCAGGCAAAGTTTTACGCACTATTGAATAAGTTAGTCCTGTATGCTCTACGCAGGTTCTAACAATCCATTGCAAGGCTGAATAAGTTTTTCCACTTCTACTCCCACCTTGAAGTATTGCGATTCTCTTTCGGTCTACCTTAAACGTATTATCAATATGAACTAAGTTAGGATTAAACCTCATTGTTTTCAATCGGTGCTTTTAGCCATTCAGGCATTTTACTGATGCTAACATCTTGTTTAATTTCGCTCTTTTCAGTTAACCCATTTAAACGCTGTGTTATGCTCGGATTATAGATGCCTGCCATACCTCCATTGATTTGGTCGTTCCTGCATTCCTTACGTATCGCATAACAGATAGTTAAAAAATCTGAGTACGCACCATTAGTATTTGCAAAATAATGGCTTAAATCGCCTATAAAAGCGTTTTGAAATAACCACGTTTCAAACCCATCTATTGTCAATGGCTTTTCTTTAGTCCTAAATACTTCTACTCCATCCTTACCTACATAGTCTTGTACTAAGAATGGATTTGCTTTAATATAATTTTTATATTGTTCGAATAACTCCATTAGTCTTTCTGGAGATTCTATTTTCTTTGTTCCAAAAGGTCTTCCCATAACTTTAAATATATTATTTGTTACTTATAATACTCTCGTAGTATTCCATTCGATACTTACGCCATAATGCTTCATTGCTATTTTGCATTACGTCTTCTTTTAGTTGACTGCCTAAGTCTTTTCTCAACTCAGGGTTTTCGATTAGCCTACGCATTGACTTGTACCAATCCTTTTTACCTGCTACTAAACAGTTCTTGCCGTGTTTGCTCATCCATTGGTAAGATTCCACATCCGATACTATAACCCCTAAACCGAATGCACCCATCTCTAGCATCTTTAATTCAGACTTTGCTCTGTTAAACTCGTTATATCTTAAAGGAATCAAACCAATGTCCATTAAATTATACGCCTGTGCATAGCTGTACACATCTGCTGCGTTTATCCTTCCGTAATTGTTATCGTCTAGGATGTAGTTTGAAGTAAAAATCTTTTCGTACTTGTGCCAAATCGAATCACCATCATAGAAGCCAGCAAGCATAAACTTGTAATCCTTGTAAGGACTTTTATTCAAAGATAAGATTTCGCCTTCTATTAGTTGCAAGTCTTCTAGGT